TCGTACTTTACTATAGAGATGTTACTATGCCTAATGGAGACAAAGGTGTAGGTGTGGGCATTAAGACAAATGATTAGTCTGATTTTCGCAGTTTAAAAAAAGACTTAAAATAAAACACAAATAAATGTTTACAAATGTTGCTTTTTGTGGTATAATATATATATTATAATGAATAAAGAAAACACTACAATTGACGTCACTAAAAGAGACGGTTCGAACCAACCATTTGATTTAGAAAAAGTTCACAAAGTTTTAGATTGGGCTGTTGAAGATATATCAGGCGTATCAATGTCTGAAATTGAACTTAAAGCCAATATACAACTCTACGATAAGATTGAAGCTTATGATATACATGAGTTACTTATCAAATCAGCAGCCGAATTAATTTCAGAACATACACCTAACTACCAATTTGTAGCAGCTCGTCTTATATCTTATAAACTCAGGAAAGAAGCTTATGGTGACTATGAAGTCCCACCTCTTTCAGTTGTTATCAATAGAAACATAAGCTTAGGTGTTTATGATAAAGAGATTATAAAGTTCTATAATCAAAAAGAGTTAGATGATCTTGGAGCTTATATTAAACATGAAAGAGATAATACCTTTACATATGCTGGTATGGAACAATTTCGTGGTAAGTATTTAGTTCAAGATAGAAGAACAAAACAAATATTTGAAACACCACAGATTTTGTATATGATGATTGCTATGACTCTCTTTAGTAAATATACAGACAATCGATTAAAATACGTTAAGGACTATTATGATGCAATATCTCAATTCTATATATCACTTCCTACGCCAATCATGGCAGGAGTTCGAACTCCAACTCGACAATTCAGTTCTTGCGTCCTTATTGAATCTGGAGATTCCCTTGATTCTATTAATGCTACTGCTTCATCTATTGTTAAATACATAAGTAAAAAAGCAGGTATAGGAATAGGCGCTGGCTCAATACGAGCAAATGGCGCTAAAGTAGGAGATGGTTCAGTAGTACATACTGGACTTATTCCATTCTTAAAATATTTCCAATCAGCAGTTAAATCATGCTCACAAGGTGGAGTAAGAGGTGGTGCAGCTACTGTATATCTACCTGTATGGCATTATGAGTTCGAAGATTTAATTGTCTTAAAGAACAATAAAGGAACAGACGAATCAAGAGTTCGTCATATGGATTATGCATTTCAGTTTAATAAACTTATGTATGAAAGACTTTTAAGTGGAGGTAATATTACCTTCTTCGATCCACATGATGTGCCTGGTTTATACGATGCATTCTTTGTAGATCAAGACAAGTTTAAAGAATTATACGAGAAGTATGAAAGAAAGACATCTATCAGAAAGAAAACATTACCAGCTTTAGAAGTATTCCAATCATTCTTAACAGAAAGAAAAGACACAGGAAGAGTATATCTTATGAACGTAGATCATGCAAATGATCATGGATCATTTAAACCAGAGCTTGCACCAATTAAAATGAGTAATCTCTGTTGCGAAATAGATTTACCTACAACACCATTAGAAAGTAATGACGATACAGAAGGAGAGATTTCTCTTTGTACTTTATCAGCCATTAACTGGGGATTAATAAATGAAACAACAGAATTTGAAAAATATTGCGATCTTAGTGTGCGTGCTCTTGATGAGTTACTTGACTATCAAGGGTATCCAATCCCAGCGGCTAAACAGGGAACTCTTAATAGAAGGCCATTGGGAGTGGGGATTATCAACCTTGCATACTTCTTAGCAAAAAGAGGACTTAAATACGACGAATCAGCCTATGAAATAGTTGATGAATATGCTGAAGCATGGTCATATTATTTAATAAAAAGTTCAGCAAACCTTGCCGTTGAGAAAGGAAAAATGATATATAATACTGATACGAAATATTCTGAAGGGATACTTCCTATCGATACTTATAAGAGTGCAATAGATAATCTTGTAGAGTACAGAGAACGTTTACCGTGGGAAGATTTGCGCAAGCAACTCAGAGAAACTGGCATTCGGAACTCGACTCTCATGGCCTTGATGCCAGCCGAAACAAGCGCTCAAATAAGTAATAGTACGAATGGTATAGAACCACCAAGAGCATTGGTATCGTACAAACAGAGTAAAGACGGTGTTATGGCGCAAGTTGTGCCGGGTTATCATCATCTTAAAAATAAGTACGACCTACTGTGGGATCAAAAATCTCCAGCTGGATACTTAGCTATATGTGGTATTTTGCAAAAGTATATCGATCAAGGTATATCTGTTAATACATCTTATAATCCTGAACACTTTGAGGATCATAAGATACCTATGTCAGTCATGCTTACTGATCTTGTAACAGCTTACAAATATGGTCTTAAGCAATTATATTATTTCAATACGTACGATGGAGCGGGTGAAATGAAAGAAGAACTACCAGAATTAGAAAGAGCAATTATTGAAGACGAGGATGATTGCGAATCGTGCAAGATTTAAGAAAGAAAATAGACCAAAGGATGGATATCCTACAAGCTTGGATGGAAGAAGATTATCATATGAGAAATCCTGAAGGAGTCTACGCGCATACGCTGACTATAAGTAAGTTCTGGCCAGTATTATCAGAAGAAGATAGAGAATACATACAATGCGCTCAAAACTCAATAGACGAAAAATCGACAATATCATGGAGACCCAATGCCGATACTACAAAAAAATAAAAAATCGCATTTAGAACGTAATATGTTCTTTGATAACGCAGTTGACATTGCTCGATACGATCAAGTTAAATACCCTCAATTAGAAAAGATTACAGATAAACAATTAGGATTCTTTTGGAGACCAGAAGAAGTAGATGTATCAAAAGACAAAAAAGATTTCGATAACTTAACAGACCATGAAAAACACATCTTTACATCTAATCTTAAAAGGCAAATCCTTTTAGATTCAGTTCAAGGACGAGCACCTAATCTTGCTTTCCTTCCTATATGTTCTTTACCAGAAGTAGAGAACTGGATTGAAACATGGTCATTCTTCGAAACAATTCATAGCAGATCCTATACACATATTATAAGAAATATATATCCTGAGCCTTCAGTTGTCTTTGATTCATTATTAGATGACAAAGAGATTATGGATTGTGGCCGTGATATCGCAAAATACTATGACGATCTTATAGCTGATAATAACTATGCTACAAATAAAATATCTCATAAGAAAACCTTATGGATGTCTCTGCTTTCAGCGAATGCTCTTGAAGGAATACGTTTTTATGTTTCCTTCGCCTGCAGTTGGGCATTTGCTGAACTTAAAAAGATGGAAGGCAATGCTAAGATTATTAAGTTTATCGCAAGAGATGAGAATACTCATTTGGCTGGAACAACAGTCATGATAAAAAATCTACTTAAAGAAGATCCGGACTTTGTTAAGATATCAAAGAGTATGGAAGCTGAAGCAGTAAAACTCTTTGTAGATGTTATTGAACAAGAAAAAGCATGGGCTCATTACTTATTTAAAGATGGTTCTATGATTGGACTTAACGAAGCAATACTACAGAATTATATTGAGTGGATTGGTTGTAAACGAATGAGAGCCTTAGGTCTTCCATGTCCATACACAGTTCCACAAATGAATCCATTACCTTGGACTGAGAAATGGATATCAGGTGGTAATGTACAAGTTGCTCCACAAGAAACAGAGATTAGTTCTTATGTTGTTGGTGGAGTAAAGCAAGACGTTACCAAGAAAACGTTAAGCGGCTTAAGCTTATAAATAAAATTTAAAGGAGAAAGAAATGGAAATATTATTATTAATCGGATTATTATGGGCATGGGATGGTAACCTTTGGGAAAAAGTTGATCCAGAACCAGAACCAGTTGTAGAAGAGATCGTAGTATCAGAAGCAGCAGTTGATGTAACACAAGTAACTGCAACAGCGACAGCTCTTATCGCAGTAGGCAAAGCATTAAATGGCGGAACATCAACCAAGACACAAACAGAAGCTCAGATTATTGAAGAGCTAGAAAATATGGATGTCACTACTAAAGCAACAGCTACTACAAGTAGCACTGGAACATCAACATCAACTAGCACATCAACAGGAACATAATGATTGAGATATATGGTAAAGACCATTGTCCATATTGCGATAGAGCAATTGCATTGGTTGAAAAAATAGAAGCAGAATTTGTATATAAGAAATTAGATAGAGATTTTACAAGAGAAGATCTAATGGAGAAATTTCCAAGCGCAAAAACATTTCCACAAATCATTATTGATGGTGAAGCAATTGGTGGATATGATGAACTTTGGAAGTGGGAAATCGGTCAAAGAACCTCATGATTTTAGAGTGCGAATACTGTTACTCTCGCATCGTGATTAAACCCGATGACAGAGAAACTCGCATAAACTTTTGTCCTCATTGCGGCGAAGAAGCTGATAATGATTTGGATGAATTAGACTTTAATGAATAATTGGTTATACGAAGGAAGACCATTTGAACCACCAGAGGAATTTAATCCAGATGTATGGTACGGATTCGTATATTGTATAACAAATAGAGCAAACGCAAGACAATACATTGGAAAGAAATTCTTTTGGAAAGCAAAAACACTTCCTATCACAAAGAAAAGAAAAAGACGTCAAAGACTTAAAGTCGAATCAGACTGGCGCACGTATTACGGTTCAAATAAACACTTACAAAACGATGTAGAAACTATGGGAAAAGACTTTTTCCATAGAGAGATCATACATCTCTGTAAATCGAAAGGAGAATGTGCTTATCTTGAAACAAAAGAACAATTTGAAAGAGAAGTCCTCTTAAGCGAAAAGTATTACAATGGTATCATCAATTGCAGAATTGGTGGAAATAGTGTAAAAAACTTAAAATAAACGTTTACATTTGACGTAAACTATGGTATAATAGATCTATATGGCAAAAATATTACAATTCCCTACAAAGGAAAAAATACAAGAAAAAGACAGTTCAGAATTCTTAAATAAATTAAGTGATGAATGCGTAGATAGCTCGCACTTCTTATTAGAATTATTAGAAGAGTTTATTAATACTGGTGAAGTACATGAAGACTTTATTGATATGGATTTTCGAGATGAGACCAAACAAGAGTCTCGAGACATGTTTGTGATTGTTAATATGATGAATGCTATGTTTCACCGTTGGTATGATATGCCACACGGGCTTCATCAAACAATGGATAATGCATATATTAAAGTTAAAGAAATGATACTTCTCAATGAAGAAGCAAATCATGACCTAGCTGAATTTGTATTTGAACCAGAAGATAGCGAATTCGAATTTACGTTTACACCCGAGGAACCAGAAGATAATGATACTGATTGATTACAGCCAAATAGCGCTGTCAAATATAATTGTGCAAAAGCTCAATGATGAAAGCATGATAAGACATATGATACTTAACAGTATACGTATGTACAACAAAAGATATAGAGAAGAATATGGACAAGTTGTTATTTGTGCTGATGGCATGAATACTTGGAGAAAAGAATTCTTTCCAGAATATAAAGCAGCTCGTAAAAAGAATAGAGATAGTTCAGGACAAGACTGGACTGAAATCTTTAGAATCTTACATACTGTACGTGATGAAATAAGAGACTATTTGCCATACAAAGTAATTCATTTAGAAGGCGTAGAAGCTGATGATATTATTGGTACACTTACAATGCAAACACAAGAGTTTGGACAAGCTGAACCAATCATGATCATCTCGTCTGATAAAGACTTTATTCAATTACAAAAGTTCAATAATGTTAAACAATATAGTCCTATACAAAAGAAGTTTGTAACTGATAAGAATCCAAGAACATATTTATTTAATCATATTATGAGAGGAGACACTGGTGATGGAATACCTAATGTCCTTTCAGCTGATGATACCTTTATTACAGAAAAAAATCAAACACCGCTAAGACAAACAAGGATTGATGCTTGGTTGGAAGATTCAGATAACTTAAGAGAATCTATGGATGATGAGATCTACCGTAACTATCAAAGAAACAAAAAGCTTATAGATCTTACAGATATTCCAGAAGACATACAAGAAACTATTATAAATACTTTTAATGATCAAGGCAAAACGCCTAACATGAAAGTATTGAACTATTTAATAAAGAAAAGATGCAATCATTTGATTGAAGTCGTGGAGGAATTTTACAATGGCTAAAAAATTAGTATCCGAGGTTTTAGAAGAAGCTTCGAAAATCATCAAAAAGTCGGATCGAATCCGGTTTTTACAACAAAACAAAACACCTGGTCTTACAGACATTCTTAGAATTAACTATGATGATACTGTAATTTCAGCGTTACCAACCGGAGCTCCATCGTTTAAACGAGACGACGCTCCAAAGGGATATGAGTATACACGTCTTAATAAAGCGTATACACAATTTAAATATTTCTTTAAAGGACCAATTGCACTTGGTATCAAGCCTCTTAAGAGAGAAGGGTTATTCTTAAATCTATTAGAATCTCTTCATCCTGAAGAAGCTGACTTATTAGTTGCAGCAAAAGATAAGAGTATGTCATACAAAGGCATTACTAAAAAAATGGTGAATGAAACCTTTCCAAATTTAATTGTAAAATAAACCTTTACAAATACCATGAAGTATGGTATAATATATATTATGAACATTTTTATACTTGACAACGATCCTGTAATTGCAGCACAAGAACAATGTGACAAACATGTTGTTAAAATGATTGTTGAATCAGCTCAGATGCTTTCAACAGTTCATCGTATGCTAGACGGAGTTATGGAACGAAGACCTTCTAAGTCTGGAGCATTGCTACAGTATTGGAAACTTAATGACAAAAGAGAACAAACACTCTACAAAGCATGTCATTTTGGTCATCCATCAACAGTATGGACAAGAGAATCTGATATGAATTATGATTGGCACTATAAACATTTTATTGCTCTTTGTGATGAATACTCATATCGATATGGTAAAGTTCATTCAACTGATACAAAGCTCAGACATGCATTGCAAGTTCAACCAAATAAAATACCAAAACTCAAACATATGACTCCATTCAAATTAGCAATGGGCTCTAATCCGGAATGTGTCTTAGAAGATGCAGTTGAATCTTATCGAAGATTCTATGAAACAAAACAAAAAAGGTTTAATATGGTATGGTCTAAAAGACCTATTCCAGCTTGGTTTAATGCGATATAAAATATACGAATATAGATATACCTTTAAAGGTAATTTTGCTTATGCAGCAAACTGTATAGAGCATGCTCTTGATTTAATGGGGCATGAAAAAGTAGAAGAAGATGCTGAGTTACATGTGTATAATCATACATGCAGAGATCTTGAGCCTGATATGCCAGAGAACTCTATTATTTTTAAACCCACAGCTCCCACAAGTAAACATTTTCAAATAGATACCTTAGGATACGCAAACAGCGGGTTCTATACATTCAATGAACCTGACTATAAGAGTCGAGTAGTAGATGATACTGAATTAAACTACATTAATGACCTTATTGATTTCAGAGCAAACAAATGGGATGATTCTATTTTGCTTAAATGGAAAGACGTTAAAAACGTAAGAGATGATCATATACTTATCATAGGTCAAATGCCAGAAGATGAAACAGTTCATGGCTTTGGCTTTGGAGACCATTGGAAAAAGATGTGTATGATTATAGATAAGCTTAAAGACGAAAACTTAGTGATTAAATTGCATCCAAGAATAACAAAAGCTTCTCATATTATAAGAGATTTAAATAAACAAATAGATAAATGGAAAGATGCAGGTCATCAAGTGATAACAGGATACGAATCAATACATAGTGTATTACATAAAACAAGAGTTGCTATCACAGAGAATAGCACAGCAGGTATAGAGTGTATGATGCATAATGTACCTATTATATCATATGGATATCCTGATTATCATTGGATAACAAAAGATTTAAGAATCTTAACAGAATTAAAAGGATATATAAAAGATTTATCATGGTATAATGCAGATCAAAGCCAACAGTTTTTAATATGGTATATATATGATTATCTATGTAATGATATACCATCAACATATAATAGATTAGGAGAGATATTAAATGCCGACATATGAGTTTTTAAATAAAGAAACAGATGAAGTCTTTGAAAGGATTATGTCTTATGACAGTAAAGTTGAATTCTTAGAAGAGAATCCAAATATTCAAGCGTACTATAGTACTATGAATATAGATCATGACGGTGGTAAATCAGTTCTTTCAAGAGCTGGGAATGGATGGAAAGAAGTCCAGGATCGAATTAAAAGTGGAATGCCACCAAGACTAAGAGATAACATTAAAACAAAATGACAAATTCAAAAAGATGGCAAAATAACTCAGATGGTTGGGTTACTGCTATGACTAAGTCAAAAGATAATAAACAATTATATCAGGAATACCTGAAGTCAATTAAAACGGCTGATCAGCAGACTGCTGATCCTTTAATGTATAGAGATTGGTTACGAAAACAAAAATGACAAAAAGCGAATTAGTACAATTAATTAATAGTCTTCCAAGTGAAGATAAAGAAGGAACAATACATGGAATATTTTACGATAGATATGGTAGCATTACTACCACTGATTCTCTTAGGATTGATATGGACGGCGGTAGAATTATACTGGCACAAAAGGGATCGGAAAGATATGAAGCAAACAAAAAGAACTGGTTACAGGAGATAAAGTTTTATGAAAAAAACAAATGAAGAAAAACTACTTCAAGTAGTTAACTTAGCACCAGATGAAGATTTGATAGAAAAAATCGTCGATGTACATCCAATGAAACAAGTAGCAATTATGACAATAGTACAATTAGGAGTATTTGGATTTATGTTAATGTCATTTCAGCTCATACATATAGCATTATGAAATTTATACATGAACCAGCCGATCTTGGTTATAACGATCTCGAAGCTGTCACTGGAGATAGTGGCAGATTTTACACAGATCCCGAAGGAAATAAGTACGCATCAGTAACGACAGTACTTTCAATACTTTCTGAAGAAGCAATACAAGCGTGGCGCGCGCGCGTAGGCGAAGAAGAAGCTAATAGGATATCAAGACAAGCAAGTTCTCGTGGTACCACAGTCCATAACATAATAGAAAAATATGTAGCAAACGATCCGGATTATATCAAAGGAGAAATGCCACATAACGTTCAAACCTTTAAGGATATACAACCTGTCTTAGATGAGAGTGTAACAAAAGTATATCAACAAGAAGCTCCTCTTTTCTCTAAACACTTAGGTTTAGCTGGAAGAGTAGATTTAGTAGGTCAATGGAAAGGTGTTGATTCAATCATAGATTGGAAAACATCACATAAACTAAAAAAGAAAGAATGGATAAGTTCTTACTTCATGCAATGCGCAGCTTATGCTATCATGTGGGAAGAAAGAACTGGAACTCCAATTAAACAATTAGTTGTATGTATTGCAGGTGATGAAGGTCCTCAAGTCTTTATAGAAGATAGAGATAACTGGACAAAAGATCTCATAAGTACAATTAATGAATATAAACGAAGAAAACTATTTGGGAGATAAAAATGGCAAATAATTATAAAGGAAGAATTATACAAACTTTAAAGACTTCAGCAAAAGCAAACATTGATAGACATATCATGAATGTTGATGTTTTACTTGGAAGTCATGTAGGTTTAGCTGATCACGGCGATCTTTTAGAAACTATTGAGAAAGAACTGTTAGAAGCAGCTAAGTATCAAGATATTCTAGAGATGCTAAATAACCACGTCGGAAGATAAATTAATATAAATAGATATAAATACGTTTACATTAACGTAAAAGTATGATATAATATATCTAATGAAAAAGTTTAACGAATTCTTAGCTGAAAGAGCGGGCAAAGGTCTTACGATATTTGATATTGATGACACTATGTTTATCTCAAAAGCTCGAGTTCTTGTAAAGAATAAAAACACAGGGCAATCTAAAGCTTTGACTCCAATGGAGTTTAATAGTTATAAGTTAAGAAAAAATGAAGAGTATGACTATGGTGAGTTTAGATCAGCCAAAATCTTTTATCAAACTGCTACACCAATAGCACGTATGGTACAAAAAGCAAAAGCAATTATAAGCAATGCAACTAAAAAAGGTTCAAAGGTTATCATTGTGACTGCAAGAGCAGATATGGATGACAAAAACCTCTTCATTAAAACTTTTGAAGCTCATGGTATACCAATGAAAAATGTATACGTTGAAAGAGCTGGAAATATGAGTGGTTCAAGTGCTGAAAATAAACAAATAATATTTAGAAAGTATTTAAAAACTGGTGAGTATGCAAGAATAAGACTCTTTGATGACCACAAAGAAAATCTTCAAGCATTACTTGATTTGAAAAAAGAGTTTCCTTCAATAGAAATGTTTGCATATTTAGCAGACTTAAAAGGAAGCGTAAAGAGAATAACATAATGGCAATAAAATTAACAAAGAGTCAATCGATAAGAGATAGAAATACAGGTAAAGTAACAGTACAACATGACTATGTAAAGTCA